CTGCGTGCCCCCGGTCGAGGCACCTGTGGTCATCACCAAGAACATCCTCGATAACTGGCTGGCTGCAGCACAGGCCTATCAAGAGTGCGCAGCGAGGGTAATCCGCTTAAGGCAATGGTATGATTCTGTACCGGAAAGGTGACCCTTGCCAGGTTAGGGCCAATGTAATATCATCAATGGGTCAGCGGTGCTGGCCTTTTGTTAACCTGGAGGTTCCAGATGGGTATCCCAAAGTCCGGACCGAACGCTAAGCGCCCTAACAGCGATAATCAAAAACGCCTAGCAAGGCGTACCAAAGCCAATATGAGCCCTCAGATGCTCGAACGACGAGATCTGTACATTGATGGGCTTATGCGCGGTTTCACGAAGTACCAAGCAGCCCTGTACGCTGGTGTTCCAGCTCGCAGCGCCAGGAAGGAAGGATCCAACCTTTACTGTGAACCCTATGTCCAGGAACGTTTTTGGGCACTGCGGGAGGCGGTAGAGGAGGGACAGCTTATTACCCGCAAGGAGCTGATCCTCAACGCTAAGTCTATTGCGTTCGATGATCGGGCTCAAGATGGGGCTCGAGTTGGGGCCTCTGTGTTCCTCGCTAAGGTAATGGGGTATGAAGCCCCGACCAAGGTAGATGCAACAGTAAAGGGCGGAGTTATGTTCGTTCCTATGGCTGCAAGTCCTGATGAGTGGGAAGAGCAGTCTGTCGGGATGCAAAGCGAATTGAAGCGTGACGTCCGTACCTAACCGAGGCCCTGATCAGTCTATTGTCTGGCGCCCCCTCCGGGGGTCCCAGACCCTAGCTATCAGCTGCCCCTGTAATCACATCCTTTACGAAGGTACACGCGGGCCAGGTAAGACGGATGCTCAGGTCATGTTCTTCCGGAAGTTTGTTGGCTTAGGGTACGGGGCCTTCTGGAGGGGGGTTATCTTCGATCGGGCGTATAAAAACCTTGACGACTTGATTGCCAAGTCCCAGCGATGGTTCCCGAAGTTCAACGACGGGGCTAAGTTCCTCGCTTCCAAGAGTGATTACCGATGGGTCTGGCCGACTGGCGAGGAGCTGTTATTCCGCCAGATTCGCAAAGCTTCTGACTACTGGAATTATCATGGTCAGGAGTTTCCGTTTATCGGGTGGAACGAGTTATCCAAGTACCCCACCCCGGACCTATATGAAACTATGATGAGCTGCAATCGCTCCTCATTTCTACCACGAGAGCATAGTCCACTGGACAGGGATGGGAAACCTGATATCCTACCGCCAATGCCCCTAGTCGTATTCAGCACCACCAACCCATATGGGGCTGGCCACAACTGGGTCAAGACTCGCTTTATTGATGTTGCTGAGCCCGGGCAAATCGTTCGTACGACGGTTGAGGTCTTCAACCCTCAGACCCAGCAAAGGGAACCGGTTACCAAGACACAGGTCCGTATCTTCGGTTCGTACAAAGAGAACCGCTACTTGAGTCCTGAGTACGTCGCGGAGCTAGAGTCCATACGCGAAGAGAATAAGCGAAGGGCCTGGCTCTGGGGGGATTGGGATATCGTTGCCGGTGGCGCTCTGGATGACCTGTGGGGGCCCCACCTGGTACTGCCGCGTTTCAAGGTTCCTTCCACATGGCGTTTAGACCGGTCCTTCGACTGGGGCTCAACTCATCCGTTCAGTGTAGGGTGGTGGGCCGAAGCGAATGGGGAAGCTGCTACCTTGCCAGATGGGTCTAACTTCTGTCCTCCTCCAGGCACACTCATTCGCATCCATGAGTGGTACGGGGCTGAGAAGATCGGATTGAACAAGGGCCTACGCCTATCCGCTAAGAATGTTGCCGAAGGGATCAAAGAAAGGGAGGCTAAACTCCTCGAACAGGGCTGGATATCAACTCGCGTTAAAGCGGGGCCAGCCGACAACCAGATTAGCAATGTAAACGAATCGGATGTCGAGTCTATCCGCAAGAAAATGGCCGACGCCGGGGTGGACTGGATTGAGTCTGATAAGCGCCCCGGGTCCAGGACCAACGGCCTCCAGCTCATACGCGATCGTTTAGAAGCTTCTAAGTCCGGGGAAGACCCCGGTATCTATTTCATGGATCATTGCAGGGCAGCCATATCCACGTTGCCAGTCCTACCCCGGGACGAGGATAATGAGGACGATGTGGATACGGACGCCGAAGACCATGCCTATGACGATGTTCGTTACAGGGTGCTGGCCGGCAATAATCGGATGGCCACATCAATTCGGGTTACACTTCCCACCTGAGGTATAAAAGATGCCGAACGTAAGTTATGTTCGTCCAGACATCAGCAAAATGAAACACCGCTGGGACTGGGTAAAAGATTGCCTCAGTGGTCAGAAGGCGGTCAAGGACGCGCGGGAGAAGTACCTGCCCATGCCTAACGCGGCCGACCAGTCTACTGAGAACAAGAAACGCTATAACCAGTATGTCGAGCGCGCTGTATTCTACAATGTCACTCAGCGCACCCACGCCGGCCTGGTAGGCCAGGTCTTCCAACAAGATCCGATGGCCGATTTACCAACCTTGCTGGAGCCGTCGCAACTGGACGTGGATGGGTCAGGGGTAGGCCTGGACCAGCAGGCGAAGAAGACCCTTGGCGAGGTGATTGCCTTTGGCCGCTGCGCCTTGTTCGTTGACTACCCCGATGTTGGTGAGGAGGCGGTCAGTCGGCAGGACCTGTTGGATGGGAGGGTGCGTCCGACCATTCTCCTGTACGATCCGTGGGATATTATTAACTGGCGGACAAAGACGGTCGGGGCCAAGAAGCTCCTGTCCCTTGTGGTCATCGCGGAAACCTATACAGTCGAAGATGACGGATTCGAGGCTAAGACAGACTACCAATGGCGAGTCTTGCGCCTTGAGGAAGGGACCGGTAACTACCGCGTAGAACTCTGGAGATTGGAGAACGGGATTCACATGGAGGCTGCCGCGTACTATCCTCGCGACGCTTCTGGTAACTTCTTGCGGGAGATTCCGTTTACCTTTGTCGGGAGCGTCAACAACGACCCGAACATCGACTTACCCCCGCTTTACGACTTGGCAACTCTTAACATTGCGCACTATCGCAATAGCGCCGACTATGAAGAGGCTTGCTACATCGTCGGGCAGCCGACCCCCTATATCGCAGGCCTGACAAAGGACTGGGTGGATGAGGTCCTGAAGGGGGTTATCCACCTTGGGTCAAGGGCAGCGATTCCTCTTCCTCAAGGTGGGACTGCTGGTCTCCTCCAGGCTAATCCTAACATGATGCCTAAGGAAGCCATGGAGGCGAAAGAACGCCAGATGGTCGCTTTGGGGGCGAAGCTTGTGGAGCAGGCCTCGGTACAGAGGACGGCCACTGAAGCGCGTCAGGATGAGGCCTCGGAAACTTCTATCCTTGCCACCTCTGCTAAGAATGTGGCCTCAGCCTATCAAACCGCCTTAACCTGGTGTAACCTGTTCATCGGCGGAGATGGGGAGATCAGTTATGAACTGAACACCGACTTCGCCCTTGGCCGGATGACGTCTGAAGAGCGGAAGCAGCTTATCACCGAATGGCAGAGTAACGCTATCTCCTTTGAGGAGATGCGTTTCGGTTTGCGGCGGGCCAGTGTAGCCTACCTCGACGATGACGAGGCCAAGACCCAGATCGAGGAAGAGATGAGCCTCGGCTTGGGGCCAGCCGTAGTCGACGTTAATCAGCCTCCTTCAGGAGAGGATGGAGAGACTGATTAATGCCGAACAATCGCCACTTGATGGATATAGCCACGAGGCACCAAGTTTACCTTGAGCGCCTGAAGTCGGGCCAGATCAAGGACCTCCAAAGCTCCCTGCGACGCCTGGAGAAGGCAATACTCCAGATCGTATCCGGATTGGAGGTTCGCAATATAGCGGACCTAACTAAGAAGGAGTTAGCGACCACTCTAGCCGCTCTGAAAAAGGCGCAGACAGAGGTGTACCTAGAGATGATCGACAGGCTGATTCCTGCCCTTGGAGAGCTGGCCGGTTACGAAGCAGAATTTGAGGCCAAGTCCCTGAACAAGGCCATAGCCGATATCAAGGCAGCAGTTCCGAAGGCTAAAGCAGCCTTTGAGGCAGCTATGAGGCAACCTCTTTCAGCCACAGGGGACCTCCTCGACTCTTTCCTCAAAGAGTGGAGCAGCAAGGAAATTACCGCAGTCAATAATCTTGTCCGTAAGGGGTATGCCGATGGGTGGACGAACCAGCGCCTAACTCAGGCCGTGCGCGGTACCAAGGCCCTAGGTTACAAGGACGGGATCGTAGCGCGGTTAGGGCGTAACGCAGATGCTGTTGTTCGGACCGCTATGCAGCACGTAGCCTCTACCGCCAGGATGCAGACATGGGCCCTTAATGCTGACATTGTTCAAGGGTACCAATGGGTTTCGACTCTAGATAGCAAGACGACCCCCATCTGCCGTTCTCTCGATGGGCGCACCTTCAAACTGGGTAGAGGGCCCCGCCCTCCTATCCATGTAAGGTGCAGGAGTACCACAGTCGCGGATATTGACTCGAAGTATGACTTCCTGGACAAGGGGGCTACTCGTTCAAGTGCCAGTGGGTACGTCGACGGGGAGCTGACCTACTACGAGTGGCTAAGGACTCAGCCAGTGTCTTTTCAGGATAGTGCCATCGGGCCTGTCCGAGGTCAACTGCTTCGTAATGGAGGCCTTAGTGCCACCGAATTCTCTCGCCTCAACCTTGGGCGAAACTTTGAACCGCTTACTCTCGACGAGATGCGGAGACTAGAGCCCACCGCATTCCAGCGAGCGGGCATTTAACCCGGGCCTGTGGCCCGAATCAATAGGAGCTGTGCTCATGACCCTCAAAGCAATCCTCGAGTCCGTTGATGGACTCCCAGACCCGATCAAGGCCGAATACACCAAGGCTGAGGACGGTAAGTACCACCTCAATGTCGAAGGCATCGACGACCATCCGGGTGTCGGCGCACTTAAGCGTGCGAAGGACTACGAGAAGGCCGAACGGCAGAAGGTGACCCAACAGGTCAGTGACCTGAAGGCCCAGCTGGACACCTTGACCGAGGAGCGTGATGACATTCTCAAGGGGGCAATCCCGAAGGGCGATGTCGAGAAGCTGGAGAACAGCTACAAGGAGAAGCTAGCCAAGCGCGAAAAAGAGCTGTCTGACCAGATCAGCGCTCTGACCGGCAACCTTCAGACCATGCTGGTTGATAACGTCGCACAGTCCATGGCCGGCAAGATCAGTAAGGCCCCCGAGCTGATGATGCCTCATATCAAGGCACGCCTCAAGGCGGAGTTCAACGAGGGGAAGGCAGTTACCCGGGTCCTGGACAAGGACGGCAACCCGTCGGCCTTCAGCATCGAAGAGCTTCAAAAAGAATTTGTTGCCAACCCTTCCTTTGCCCCTATAATTATCGGGAGCAGGGCCTCCGGCAGCGGTGCTGAAGGCGGTCATGGCGGGAGCGGTGCTCCATCGGGTAAGATTGATTACACGAAAGCATCTCCCAAAGAGATCGCTACACACTTGAAGGCTAAGAAAGAAGCCGAAGGAGGCTAACCATGGCACTATCAGATCTGGCGGTATTCTCCGAATTCGCCCACTCCACGATGACCGAAATGCAGGACCAGCAGGTCGGTCTGTTCAATGCCGCCACTCGAGGCGGGCTCGTTCTCCAGACCGGTAACCATCAGGGGGACTACTCCGATGAAGCCATGTGGGCCAAGATCAGCGGCCTGGTTCGTCGACGTAATGCCTACGGCTCCGGTGCGGTGGCTGAAAAGGTCCTCGAACACCTGGTCGACACTTCGGTGAAGGTTGCCGCCGGTACTCCGCCGGTCCGGATCGACCCGGGCATGATGAAGTGGATTCAGCGGAGTCCGGAAGAAGCCGGTGTTGTCGTCGGTCGCCAGATGGCCGAGGACTCGATCGCTGACATGCTGAACATCGCTGTCCTCGCCTATGCGACCGCGATCGGACAGGTTACCGCGTTGGTCTATGACCACAGTGCGACTGGTAACATGTCCCTCATCGCTCTGAACAAGGGCGCGGCCCTGTTCGGGGATCGTTCCGGTGCCTTGACGGCATGGGTCATGCACTCCAAGTCGGCATTCGATGTCTACGGGGAAGCCCTGACCAACGCCAACCGGCTGTTCGGTTTCGGTAATGTCCGCGTCATCGAGGATGGCTTCGGTCGCCCCCTTGTGGTCACCGACAGCCCACACCTCATTGTAGCCGGCATCCCGGATGACTACCTGGCCCTCGGCTTGACCCCCGGTGCGGTCCTGGTGTCCCAGAACGGGGACTTCACTGACAACGTCGAGACCAAGAATGGCGACGAAAACATCATCCGGACCTACCAGGCCGAATGGTCGTACAACGTCGGTGTTCAGGGCTTCGCATGGGACAAGACCAATGGCGGCAAGTCCCCGACCAACGCGGCTATCGGTACGGCCACGAACTGGGATCGTTACGCTACGTCCGACAAGGACCTGGCCGGCGTTCTTGTTCGCGCCACCTAAGGCGCACTCTGAAACGGGGGCTACGGCCCCCGTTTCCTTTCAACCAGGAGTATCACCATGACGAGCAACAAGGTCACTCTTTTCTTCATCAAAGGCTCAAACCCGACCCCGGCCGAATTGGCGGC